TAAGGGCCCTTCGGCGGTAAACGTCGTCGCTCTCAACTAATTTTATCGCCTCGTTCTCCTGCGATAACGAAGATGGCGTGAGCCGGAGTAGACAGAATAGAACGAGTCTAGCTGAGAAAGCCGGAGCTAATATAGCTGCGGCTTTTTTATATCTCGTCACATATTCCCCGCCCGCCGCCTTCTTGGGCCATACCGCGCCGAGACATTAAGATGTTGATGACGATATTCTATCGTTAGCAATATATGGGCGACGGAAAATTAAGACACCGCCATCATCACGTGGAAATAATCCCGTTCAAGAAGGCCCAGTACCTGAAACCCATAAGCCCAAACGCACTCATGCTGTATTTTCGAGCTGACGGCAACGCGCCGCGACCGCTCTCCACTGGGCGACGGCTAACCCGATGATATCGTGTAAGCCAAGGTAGCGATAAAGGCTGATGGCGGTGACACGCCTAGGTGAAGAAAAATACCGTTTGCCCAGGAGTCGCCATGGCAATAGGTATTGCTGCGAACCAAGCTCAGTCACGTAGGTTGCTAGCCTAAGGAGTGATACCTAGACGAGTTGGCATATTCTCGCCGACGAGTCCTGAACGGTTTAGTCAGAAATAGGAGAGTGAGAATCGACACCACAATGAATAATAAACCACTACAAGCAAATAATAAATCAATCTAACGTGCGAAGTGAGGACTTAATCTTTTCAACTGCCAGACACAAAAAAGATACAACACACAAAAAAGGCGCTACGCATTTAGCGTAACGCCTTGAAATTGTTGGTGGGTCGTGACGGGATCGAACCGTCGACCAATTGATTAAGAGTCTATAGAATAACATTTAAATACAACAAATTACCGCATCCTGACGCGCTCACACCGTCCCAAGTGCAAAAAGTTGTAAAAACATAGAAACACATGCCAACAGATAGTAGTCTCAGATCTGTCCCACTATCTGCCCCCAAATGAAGCTGGCCATACATCCACATGCATGACCACCTAAGCATTTTGATTAGCAGGTAGCAGGAAATTTTTTGTACAGCGTAGACAGTCCCACATCATAGATGATTGTCAACCTCTATTGTGGCTCACCAGTTGCGTTAACATCCTCCACACCCTAACTAATGGGGGTTATGGTGCATCATATAAAACGCGTTATGCCAGCATCAAAAATAACCAAATAAAGCAATAAATTAGAATGATAACATTAAATTAATTAACGCTTGTATTAATAGTAGTGCAATGATTATTAATCCACTACAATACATAATATTTCATAGCGTCACCAATCAATAGAGGAAAGGCCACATGAAAAATTTAAAAAAAATTCACATCATTGCATTACTAATGTTATCTTTAACAGGATGCAAAAACTCACCAAGTATAAAAGAAAACGATATAAAAGGAATCTATTATTTCGATGATAAAATTAGCGTCATTCAACCATGTAATGACAACAGAATATACTGGCTAAAAGGTAAAGATGATGAGATGAACTACCTCAAATCAGCTGTCATGAGGCGTAGCAACTCAACAAAACAAAAGCCTGTTTATGTCGAGCTAAAAGCAATTAATCTCGGATATCAACGAAATAAGCCATCTAACACATACGATGAAAGCATGTATGTTACAAAATTAATTATGGTAGACAGCGTGGAAAATCACAAGAGTTGTAAGCAGCTTCCCATACAATAAATGATAATTTATAACAACACTCGCCTTCTATTATAAGAGCAATGGGTTTTATCTAGTCAGCTACATAAAAAAGCCGCTGTAAAACAGCGGCAAGTCTAACAAGTTTTTACAGGAAGGCTTTTTACCTTTCGTACATGGAAAGTGTAGATGAAATATTTAATTGCAAATACTCATGATTAGCATTGTTTTTATTTTCAACTCAACATTTCCATTATGACAAAAAGTAAGCTAATGCCCACACAACAAAAATAGCATTGTTAATCAGCATGTTATACCAATCCTATTGGTATAGATAACCAGAATGGTTCAACCATAAACAACAGCTATCCAGATGATATAAAAATCAAAAATGTGAACCTAGTCATGGTTTGCATCATTCATCTCTGATTATATCAGTCTCGCAGTAAGGTGTGTGCATCCGCGCTGCATTTACTGATTCCTAAACCATACTACGCCAAAGCCCCAAGCACCTCCCAACGCTTGGGGCTTTTTTGGTTAGTCCTACTGGATAAGGTTATTGTTATACCCGTAATGATGCAGGAGAGTTGTTATTCAGGCATGGGAGGGAACGTTACAGGTAATTGACTGGTGTCTATCCGGTTGACGTTGACGCGGAACTTTTTCCAGGCTTTCAGCCTATCCTCCTCTTCTGGTGTCGCTTCGCCAAGATCGACAGCATCCTGCAATGGGGCAATGGCCTTCGCAGCATCGGCCAGCAAGCGCTGCTTCTTCTGTTCCGCCTGGATCGTCAGTTCTCCGGTGGTGTACGTCCGAGGGACGATACTCCCATCAATAAACTGCCAGCCACCATCACCATCCGCCCCATCAGGTAATGACTCCATTTCGACAATACTTCCCCCTTCGGGGCAAATGGCACTTGCGTCTTTATTAATGGCGCAAATCACCCCATCGGGGAGATATTTCACTTTAAACGTATCTGGCTGAAATTGTGCTATCGCTTGATACCAGTCTCGTCCTAATTCATCATGCCAAAAAAAAGCCTCAAACTGTTCAGCAATTTCTTTTTGCTCGTCAGTTTCTGGCATATATCTGGTTAGATTTTTCAAATGTAACATCATAGACCGCCTACGTTATACCAAGTGCCATTAATGAGTTTTTGCAATGCTCGACGATATACAGTGTCAGTGAATTCGTCTCGGTTGCTATTCAAAACACCGGTGATTACATACGGGGGTTGATCACCATAACCAGGCCCATTCCACACTTTTACTTGTTCGCGAGTTGATAACCGAATGTCTTGCACGGTTTTTGTGGCTGGCATTAGCTCAACCCAATCGCTTTCAAACCCATAGCCATCACGCGCAGAACGATACGCAACCCCACCATTTTTACAATTAATTTTAAACTGTACCGATGGACAACTCCCAGTGCCCATATTGAAATGGAGAATCATGCAGGAAGCGCCCCCAATATTAGCCAGATAGATGCCACTCGGCGCATTCCACGGTACTGCTTTATCGTTAGAAGCCGCAGCCCCTGTTCGCCCCAGCGCAAAGGCCGACACATCGGATGCAGTCAGAGAGATATCGGATGATAGTGCCTTGTTATTAATCCTCCTTGACGTTGGGACAGCATTATTAGCTTTGTTGACTGTATCACGCAGGCCAGTGTTATCAATAAATTTAGATTTATTAGGAATATCAGCACCGTTTTGCGCTTTCTGTAGCGCTCCTGCGGCCTGATTGATCGTTTCTCGCAAACCAAGGTATTCGAGAACCGCATCAGTACTGGCTTTACCTATGAGATCTCGACCGACTTGCGTAAGCTCTGTTTGACCAGCAGTCTTATTACCTGTGAAGTAGGGTAACTTGTTCTCACCAGTTGCTAGACTAGCTAACGCTGTCAACGTTTCATCACCGGATTGAAAAAGCTTCTTCATCGCTTTTAGGAGCTGTCCTCGATCCGCTTTATCCAACGAAATAGCTGCTGCCTCAATAACACCAGCGATCTCTTCTTGCAGCGAGTCAAAGTAATCATCATCCAGATCGGTGGATGGTGTTCCTGTCTGAGGATTACCACGAGTAAAACCATTCTTTCCCACCCCGAATTTATCTTTCTGTGCGGTAGGTGTATCTATACGGTGCATGAATCACTCCGGATATTTAAAAATAACGTAGGTATGTGATGGGCAAAGTTTATTCATGACGCATTCAACAACCGTATCACCCCATACTCGTAACGGTGAGTCACATCGATCGTTGCATGTCATCCATGTTGTTTCTGTATGTGATGGCATATTTACCTGCCAGTAATATCGCCATTCGTACGTATTTACTGCATCAGTACAGCGGGATAAACAGGTAAACGTACTTTTGTTGTATCGCGTGATTGTTGCATCAGTTCGTCCCAAAGCAGCAATCTGAGCGAGATAGAAATTCTCATTAATCCCGCCAGCCAAGTTAACCTTCGCATCCAGCCGTTGCTGACGCTGGCGAAGGGTCTGTGTCCCTGCGGGAATACATTCATCCGGCAGACCGCACAGGCGCTCCCAGCGGTTTATCAGTTCGGTGGTGGTGCGCGGATCCAGCTCCCGCATCAGGGCATCCGCACGCTGATGAGCACGGGTTAATGACGGTGCCGCACCGGCAATCACCGGATCGCTGACCGACCACGCAGGACCGGGTGGCAACAATGCTGACAACAGAAGGATGTAGTCATCATTTGTCACGTCCATGAAATCCTCCCCAGTATCGCCAGTTCATTTTTCGCAATGGAGATATTGTTAGCCGGTGCAAGCAACTGATGGCTGTATTCCCCGTTCGCACCGGAAATCGCCTCACTGATACGCGATACCTTCAGCTCTCCCTGCGGATAACCATCACGCAGCAGGAACGAACGCAACTCCGCAGTGATGGCGGCTCGTATTTCCGGTGTGTCCGGCGTCACGCGGATATGAAAATCCACCGTATGCGCCACCGGCCTGAACACATACAAATCAGAGCCTGCCACCGGGGCCAGTGGCTCAATGTGTTGTCTTACCGCCGTTTCCGTTGATTCTTCCGGAATGGGATTGATCAGGTCACTGCTGGCAATCATCACACCGACAGTCCCCGTTCCCATCCAGTGACGGTATGTCCATGCGCGAGTAATGCCGGGCACTTCTTTAGCCCAGACGACATAGTCCCCGTCAGCCCCGCCCTGCGGCGTCCAGTAATACCGCTCAATGACGCGGGCGCGCCACGTTTCCAGATCTTCAGTATCAAATCCGCCTATCAGGGTGTCAGCCACACCGGAAGACGGCAGACCATTCACCGGCGTGACCAGGATTAATGCCGTACCATCGTCAGCGTTACCGACCGCGCCTACATTTGAGCAGGCGATCGGCACGCGCAGGACACCACCGAAGCTGGTTGCATCGGCAGTTGCCATGTACTGAACCAGGTCATCGCGCTGAATAACACTCCCGGCGGTCACCTTTAGGCCATCGCTGACACCTTCCCAGCGCATATACCCGCTGGCAGCCGTGGCCCCCTTGCGCGGACACCGTTTCATCGCAGCATGTCGCGCCAGCCAGGACTCATCGCACAGGTCAGGCAGCATGTTCATTGCCAGATAATCGATGTAACCGTAAACTGTATGCAGCGCCGCCGCATACACCTTTGCCCGCACGTCTTCATCCATGCGCCGGAGCGTGTCGCTGACGTCCATCCTGGCGAATAAATCGTTACGGAGCATACTGATATTTTCTGCCAGCGTCGGGCGCTGAAATTCACTGTCCGCCATGCGTTATCGCACTCCACAGATCATCAAAAGAAATCATTACCGGTCCGTCACGACGCCAGAGTGTGATACTGTTACCCAGTTCATTAATCCCGGTGCGGCGGATATCCAGATCAATACGGGACACCACGCCATCATCAATCATCCATTGCAGGCATTCACGGATATACCCACTTACCGTCTGCACCAGCTGATTGGTCAGTTTGCTGCGCTGAAGCAGCCACAGTCGGGAGCCGTAACGGTCATTCTGTACCGCAGGCCAGGTATCCCCCCACCATCCCATCGGGACGTCGGCGTTATCATCAGGCTCCGCCCGCCGCCAGGTAAACAGGGAAATCACCACGGCGCGGGTCAGCGGATCCAGCGGTGCGCTGGCACTGGTGCGTTTACCGTTCACCGTCAGCCACAGTTCCATCATGCCTCCATCGCTTTATCAGGTTTGTCGGTGTTACTGCCCTGACCGTTCTCTCTGTGACGATGCCCGTTATAGGCAAGCCGCATCGCTGACATGGTGGTGCCGCTGGAGTCGCACAGGTCTTTCACCTGCCCTGTCACTTCCAGGTCCATTTCAAAACGTGCTTTAGGTGAATTGCGAAACGTGATCGTTTTACCTCCACCGTCCACCACGATCCCCTCCCGGGTCAGCGTCACGGACTGCCCCTGATCGTCATAGATAGCCACCTCACCCGTTTGCAGCCCTTTCAGGCGGTAGCGCCGGTCTGACACCGTAACAACCACTGCATGAGAACGATCGCCATCCGGAAACAACACCACCGCTTCCGCACCGCTGTTTGCCCTTGCGGTAAAACCGTAGGGTTCCAGATGTTCAACCCCAGCTTTGGGTTCACCGGCAATCAGGGACACATCCACGGTCTGACATTTCGTGGCGGCACTGATACTTTTCACCACTGCCCGCCCAATCAAGCCGAGGAGTTGTCGCTGCATGGCTTCAATCGTCCTCATCAGAACGGGTCCTCCTGTACTCTGGCTTTTTTCTTTTTCCGCGCGCCGGGGGCTTCGGGTTCAGGCAGATAAGCATCAGGCGGGCCGACACGGATTTCCGTCATGGTGCCGTTCTGGTCCTGAGTAAACGTGACTTCCGAAACAAGCAGTTCGGTATTGTCAAAACCACAGACCGGATCAAAGACAATTACCCGCTGGTTGGGCTGCCACAGCGTTCCGTTACCCTGTCGCCAGCCCTGGACCACATAGGTGGTTTCATCCGTCCGCGCCGCCCGTTGTCGGGCTTCAAAGTCAGCACGCGCAATACAGCCTGCCCCCGTAGCCTGCCCTGTCTGCCTGATATACATCGGACGGTAACGGGCAATAAATGCGTCCTCTGTGCGGGCCCGCAGCGCGGTGGTGGTGGCCTCACCGAAATCATCGTCGTTTCCGGCACGCTGCCCCGCCACCTGGTAAACTGAAAACCGCTCCCGGATACTCTTCTCCGTATCACAAGAAAGAATGTTTTCCCCGAGTACCAGCGCGGTATGTGCCCGCGTTGAACCAATACCGCCAATCACCAGCCTGCCGTGCTGGTCGTCATAAGCCAGCGCCTGCTGCTGACCGAGTATTTTGTTGATCACCTCAATCACAGTTTCACCGTGATCAGGCTGGACATCAGGAATAACACCCGACGGCGCACCGCTGTTCACCACCTCAATGCCGAAAGGCGCAGCAAGCGCCTGCGCAATCTGTACCAGCGATCGTCCGTTAAACTGTGTCGGTTCGGCTGCACAGTCAATCAGGTCAGCAGTCAGACTACGTCCGGCAATACCGGTGCTGACCGAACGGGCATCGTAACGAACGGGGGTCGCCTCCACCCAGCCGGTGATCACCAGCTCATCACCAATCAGCACTTCCACTTTTGAACCGTTTTTAATGCGCGGCTGAAGTATGGTGATACCCTCATCTCCCGGCCACTGGCGGGTGATCTCCACGCTGAAATCCCGCGCCAGCCGTTCAATACCGGCACCGATGCGCACCGATGTCCAGCCACTCCACTCCCGGCCATTTACCTGTAGCGTGACGTTATCGTTCATTGCACCGGCACCTTTAGAGGGATCGCCGGCACAAAGCCGGGATGCGTAATGGCATTACGCCGGATAATGTCCGTATCACGCGCCGCGTTATCAAACCAGGTCGCCGCCAGCACCAGCGCGGGTAAGACCTCATCCGGTGTGCGCTGAATGATCCGTGCAGACTGTTCAAGGCGCGTGTTGATATCCGCATTCAGAGCTGCTTTCACCCGGCGCAGTGCCAGAAACAGCGCATCACTGGTTGTACGGGACAACTCCTTATCAATTGCCTTATTCAGTGTGTCGCGAATGTCAGTCAGTTCTTCCCACGTTGGCAGGTCAACCGTGTTTTTCACCGCCGGTGCATTGTTCAGTGCCGGATGCGTGACGGAAGGCCAGCCGGTGCTCTGCGCGGGTGTGGTTGACAGCCCCGCTGCGGCATTCTGCATCACCGAGGAAGTTGTTGGCGCAGGCAATCGGGTAACGGCATACGCCGCTTCGCTGATTGCAGTCGTACGAAGGGTGCTGGCAACCACGTTACGCTGCTGCGTCGCCGTGGTGGTGGTTTTACTGTCCGTTTTCCAGACGCCGCGCGGTTGCAGATCGCTGCCGAGGCTGACACCGGAAAGCGTTTTGATCATGGTGACCAGGTCGCTGGCATTGCCATACAGGCGTTTCCCGGTACGCCACATCTTCTGCACCTGCTCAACGAAATTTTTGCCTGACGATGGCGGCGGCAGAAGTACCGAGATATCCCCCTGCAACAGCCTGGCGGCATCCGATACGGCAGAATCCACCACTTTCATCGCATCAGAAACATACCCAAGCATTGTACTGGCATTACCGACGACGTCGTTCTGCACAAAATCCGCCACGCCATCGATACTGAAACCGCTGAAGCTGTCACAGATGCAGTCATCCAGTGCAGAACAAGATGACATCAGCGTCTGCGCCGTCGCCGCACCTGATGTGGGGTAAGAGAGTTCTCCTGCTTCGACAAACTTCAGGTCAAAGCGGACAATACGCCCTTCACTTTTCGATGTGCTGACCCGAACTTCCCCGTCAACACAGACTTTCAGCTCACCGTATGTCGGGTGGACCAGCGTGCCGGGACCGGGTTTATTCAGCGCGTCAATCAGGCGATCGCGCTGGTCAAAGCAGTCATCGCCCACCACATAAGCCGTGATGGACGGGCGGAAAGTGACTTTTCCCAGATCTTCGGTATAGGGCTTGTCGCGGTTCGGGTATTCGTGTGTTTCCACACGGCGACCGGTTCCAGCACTTTCTTCTTCAACCTTAAACGGCACCCCTCGAAATGATGCGTCCTGAAGCCTGTCTTTCCACGTCATATAAACCCCGGATATAAAAAAGCCCACCGAAGTGGGCATGCAAGAAGTAATTACAGGGTAATTTCATCCTGCTATTTTCCTAGCTAAATGAGCCTGCAAATTATAGATATTAGCCCCCTTGCTGAACTGTTTTTTAATCGGGTCAGCCATACCTGAAATCCATATTTTCATTTCAGCATCAAGGTCAAGATGACCAGCTGTCTCAATAGAAAAATTCGTTACCGACTTGTAAGGAATTGATCTATACTCAACTTTCTTGCCAGTAACACCCTGCTTATCGATAAAAATCAATCTTATATTTGTTAATATAATTTGATCACGAATAAGTTTATACGCGAGCTCTACTCTCTCATCCTCACCCAATACTACACCTAACTCCCTCTGTGCCTCGAGTACGTTAATTTCACCAGCATTGCCCATAATGGCATTTAACAGCCCCATAAAATCCCCTTCCATTGATAGCATCAAATCGTGATTGTTAGGTTATATCCAGTTCTGTTATCTGCCAATATGTGCATGCTCGGTATCGTGATTTGCATCAATATAACCGATTTAAGTATGCTCAAATGCCATGACCGCACCGCGCGATCAAATCACCAAGCCCGTCGACCAACCGGGCTCATCCATGTAACACCGACATCGGACTTAAGATTTAACCCCGTAGAACGGCTATCAGCGACGCGCATTCCTGGCGGAGCATCCTCAAACCTCACAGTAATCTCACCCTCTGGCTTCTTCTGTTGAGCTTGATTGATCTGGTACTGGTTGTATCCATAGCCACTAACACTACTACCTCCACCCCATGATGATGACTTCATCGAGGTTGCAGCAGAGGTAGCATCATCAGTAAACCAACTGATGATCGGACGCAACTTTTCCCACATGTCCTGAAACCATTGGACAATTGGCCCCCAATTATTAATCACTAACCCCAGCGGCGACCAGGCAAAAACCTTCTTAAGAAGTTCCCAACCAGCCTCAAAATAAGGACCAATGTTTTCCCAAAGTTTCTTAAAGTAAGGTCCGACAACATCCCAGTTAGTGATAATTAATCCCGCAGCCAGAGCAATCGCCGTCGCAATCATGCCAATCGGCGTCATCGACATAATCCTGCTGACAATACTGATGGCACTGCCCACACCCATCAATCCAAGTTTCAGAATCGTAAGACCGGCAGCAAGCCCGACTACGCCGCGAATAACACGAGGATTTTCATCCGCAAACTTCGTGAAATTTTCCCCCAACTCCCCCAACCATTGCGTGATATTTTTAGCGTCACCAGAAAATGCGCCGCCAATAGCCGCAAGGCCGTTAGTTGCGGTCCCCGTCATTGCCTCCCATAGGTTTGACAGCGTACCAAGCTGTGCCTGGACACGTTTATTCAGACTTGCCTGTTTCTTCATCTTTTGCTGGATCTGATCGTAGCCATCCTTTCCTTTATCGATCAGGGCATTGACCACCTGAAGAGTTTCGGCATCATCACCAAATATTGCCTTAAGTACATCAGTTCGCTTAACGTCGGTCAGTTTTCGCAGCTTTGCCAGTTGGTTGAACATGTTATCAAGACCGCCAAAACTCCCTTTGCCATCAGTAAAATCGAGCTGTACCCCGAGTTTCTGGCGGGACATAACTTTATTGACGTCCCTGATTTTCTTAACGCTTAATCCGGACTGGATAACTTTTCGCAGGGCATTACCTGCCGACTCCCCGTTCATCCCCATCTGATCCATCATGACGCTAATGGGGGCAAGGCTCTGTGCAGCCTGAAGACCGTCCTTGTTCACCATCTTCAGAACAGAGCTGGTTTTAGTGAAAAATGACAACATGTTGGTATCGTCAACGCCCAGATAAAACGCCTTCTGGATAGTGTCGAACAGCCCCATCATGTCTTCTGACGCCGTTCCGGTAGCATCCTGCATCTTTGCAGCAAACTCAGCAGCCGCTTCCGGTGTTTTTTTCAGTTGTACCGCAAGATAAGCTGTCGCTTTACCTACCCCACCCAGGATGTTTTCTGCCGGGATCCCCTGACGCACCAGCATCTGCATCATGTTCTGGAAATCAGCCGTTGTACCGGGTAGCTGGTTCCCCAAGCCAATAGCCAGTTTATTGATGTCCTGAAAGCTCTTTCCAACCTCGCCGTTCGCATCCATCATGGCGACTTTCAGCCCGGTGGCGGCGTTTTCCTGATCGGCATAAGATTTCAGGGAAAGCGTCAACCCAGCAGCCAGCCCGCCCCCAAGCGCCAGCCCACCCTGTGACGCTTCTTCCGCCTGGTGTTTAAATCCCCGGATTTTCTTTTGCATTTTCGACAGCGCCGGAGAAAGCCTGTCGACACCGGTGATCAACGCCTTAAGCTCAAATTCAGCCATGTGTGCGTTTCTCCTGCTCTATCCTGTTTGCCTGACTGACCAGCAAGGGAATTTCACTGATCGGCATATTCAGCAATTCGAAGGGATTAATGCGCCAGTAGCTGGCGCAGTCAAAGAAGCGATCAGTGAGGTATTCAGCCGTCAGGCCTGGAGGAAAAAACCGGCCACAAGCCACGCCGCTGCATTCAGGTCTGCCGGAGACATCTGGTCGACAGAGCTTTGCGGCACTTTCGCCAACCGCACGATGTATTTCGACACCACATGCGCCAGAAGTCTGACGGACTCATCCTGATTCATCTGGTAGGGATACCCCAGCTCGCGGACATCCTTACCGGTGGGTTCATCAAACTCCAGTACGGAGAGTGTCTCGCCATGAGCAGTAATCGGTTTCTTTAACTCAAGCTCTTTCATTACTGGTAATCCCCTTCTTCACCGTGGAACTCAATATCAACCGTGCCTTCTTCGGCATTATGGTTCGCTTCGCCGTGCAGCCAGGCAGACGACAGCACATAGACCTGACCGTTCGCCAGCTCGGCTGTGATGGTCATCTCATCAGACGAGGTGATTTTGCTCACCGGAAAATTCTTCGGCACCTTGAAGGTCCCTTTGACATAAGGCGCACGGTGAGTTTCCTTGCGGTCTACTGAACCGTCCAGGCCGATGATGTCATCATTGACCGTCCTGTTCATTGGCACCTCAATGCCGCCGGTCAGCGATAGCTGCTGACCGTCAATTTTGAAATAACAGGTTCCCCCGATACGGGCCATTATGCGGACTCCTCTGAATACTGAAGACGGAACTGGTTAACCACGGCAAAGACACGCAACTGGTTAACATAGTCAGGCGGGAACAGCGTGTTCAGGCGGTTCGGATCGCTGGCATCACGCTCCACAACCAGGTACTGCTTAAATAGTTCGTAGTTTTCCACGATCCCCGCACGCTCAAGCTGACGGTAGGTTGCCAGCAGTTCCCCTTTGATCACCGCCGGGGCGACAATCGCCTGACCGGGGCCAAAGCGGGTACTGTCACTGGCAAGCTTATGACGCCCGTACTTACTGGTAATGACAGATTTCAGTTTGCGCAGTACATACGCACTGGTATGCAGCGTCTCGCTGTCGAGGTAGCTGTTATCCGCAACCCCGTAAGCGTTTTTCCTGTACGTGGTGACATCTCGCTGAATGCGCAGTATCCCACTTTCGACATACGCCGTTGCCACGCCATGAGACAGCAGGGTCTGTTGCTCGGTCATCGTGAACCGTTTCCCCTTCGGCGCAGGCAGCATACCCACCAGTTCACCGGTCTGCGTGGGACGTGCCGGATCGTTGCGAATAAACACCGCTGCGCGGGCGGTACGGCTTGCCGCCAGCTCGTCGGCAGGCGTCTGAGTGTCTTTTTCGTATCCCGCCAGGGTAATGTGCTGCTGGTTAAACTGGTCACCTGCGGTCACCAGTTCTGACAGCGTGCCGATCTTTGCCGTATACACATGACCATACAGCTGACGCGCATAGCTCCAGCGACCGCTGGTATCGTTCATCTCGGTCACCAGCGTGTTAACGGAGGCCGTGTCGTTGAACGGCAGGCCAATATAATCAAACGGCTCATCCGCCATTGCAGCCACCGCACCGGTGAGAACCGGAGCGCCCGTTCCGGCGCTCCCCGTCGCCACGGCAATCTGTACGCCCGCTGGCAGCACTTCGCCCCCACCAAAGCCGTAGTAATTGAGGCTGACAGGAATTTCATTCCCGCAAAGCCCCTTATGACGCGCGGTCAGTGTGACCACGCCTGCCGAAGATGAGGCCGTAAACGGCAGGGTCGGAACGGCATTGATGGCATCTTTGATACTGCTGGCAATCGTCGTGACGTTATCGCCGTTGGTCACCGGTGCCTGCACGCGGGTACGTCCCACATAAACATTCACCGTGCCGGTTTCGGTTGCTGCTCCGGTCACCGTCAGCGTAACCGTTGCCGCCGCGCCTGTGGCTTCCGGAACGGCAATCACATACAGCTCGCCAAACGGGTCGGTCTGGCGATAAGCCTCGACCATACGCGCCAGCTGACTTCCCGCACCACAAATCTGGCGTGCATAGTCTGCCGACGGCATCAGCACCAGACTGTTGGCAACAATCTCTGCACCGTTATTGGCGTGACCAATCAGCAACGATGCCCCGCTGTCCTGTGCAGTATTCGCCGCCGAGTTATCCATTTCCGCATAAAACAGCGGAACCAGCGTATTCGACGGAATGGTGTTAAAGCTTATCGTCATCGGTGTTCACCTTTTTATTCACGCGCCGAATATCACCCGATGCTTCACGGCGCAGCCAGTAGTTGTTCTCGTCAACATTTCGCCCTTCGGTGGGCAAAAGGTCACCGCGGGCAGGGTCAGGCACTGACCGCCCTTTAACAGGTTTCACAAACATGAAGATTCTCAGGAAGGAAGGGTTATTTCGGTGTGATATTCGATATCGCCGTCAGACCCGTTACCGGGATCGAGATAATCAACATCAATCGCCAGTGTTCGCAGTTCATCCAGACTGTTCAGGTCATCCTGCTGGCGGGTATCGTCTTCAGTCAGCTCGCTGATGACCGAAAAATCGAACTGATAAATCAGCTCATGACGATTCAGATCCAGCAGCGTGCCGCCGTCATAGGTAATCGGGTTACCGCACGCTTCCGGGTTCCAGCCCAGCAGGGCCTTAAAGAGCATCTGCCGGACATCGTCCACCACATCATACGAGGCAAACTGACCGCGCTCATCACGCCCGTTACTCAGTATGACAACCACGGAGAAACCCTCTTTCAGCTCCTGCCAGTAGTCGGTCTGACTTTTGTTTTCTCCCGGAGAATCATCCCCCGGTACCACATATGCCGCCGGGAGTTTCAGCTTTCCGACCTCCGGCAGATTTTTGAACTGGGCCGCGCCTGCAACCCGGTTTTCAAAATACGGACAGCGGGCACGCAATGCAGCAATAACAGGAGTCAGTTTCATCTGTATCGTCGCTCCGGCTTCAATGATTTACGCAATTCCCGCGCCAGAAAATAGCGTGTCCAGCTGCGGTTCTTTTCAAGAGTTTCCACCATGAAGTTATTACGTGGAGCCAATCGCCAGTCGCTGCCACCGGATGCACCACGATGATGGCTGCGACGACGCTTTGCCCCTCGCCTCACGCCATAGAACAAAAAAGCCGGATAAAAATCACCGGTGATGCGGCGGTTTCCCTCACCATTACGCTGGTTAGGGGCTATACGTGCCATAAAACCGGGGCGATGTTTACTGGCTCTGGGCACTATATAACCAATCGAACGTGCCAGGCGTCCGGTCTGATAACCGGGGTTTTCACCCGGTGCCGACCGCGCACGGCGCATCACCAGCCGACGGGCATCACGCATATGACGCTGACCAATCGTGACAAACGCCCGCCGGACACGGGCGCGGTTAAAACGCATCTCCGCGGGCTGCTGAAAATCAACGTGCAAAAAGGAAGTCGCCATTGTTGCCTCCGTGACTCGGGGTAAATTCGCCCAGCTCCGTACACTCCAGCAGCAGAAAGCGCCGCGCCCCGTTCAGATCACGCTGACGTTTCACCCGGTACACACTGTCATCACAGACCACCTCATAATCAGCAGTGATCCCTCGGCGGTAGCGAATGGTGATGTAATGGGTGATGGCGTCTCCGGTCTGCGCGGTTTCCTGCCAGGTGGTGGCACTGGTCTGGATAACCTTCGCCCATGTCCAGAACGTAACCGGGTATTGAGGCTCCACGCCAAAGTTATCCGTGGGCATATCCACCCGCTGGCGGATCAGGACGCGTTTATTCAGTTCACCGGGGTCCGGCAGAATGTAGGTTGCGCTGGTCTGCGCCTGACGAATTTTCATTGCGGAAAGTACCTGTACGGGCCGACAAGCCAGCCAAAACTCTGCGGCATGTCGAGTTTCTCAACTTCCGTAACCGACGAGCGGTTTTCGTAAAAATGGCTGATAAGCATCAGCATCCCCAGACGAATATCATCCGGCAGGTGCAGCCCGTCTGGATCGCTGTCCGGGATGGTTTCATCCAGTGCATAGAGCTTCCGGTTCAGATACGTTTCCGTCCGCTTTTGCGCCGCACAGGCCAGCAGTTGCAGATAGCGATCATCAGCATCGAAATCATCATCCAGCCGGAGTTGGGCTTTAATCTCTTCCATTGTCAGAAGCATACTCAGCCCTCTTTACTGGTCGTGGCTTTTTTCTCTTTTGCCGCTTTACTGCTTTTTGCACTGGTTCCGCGCTCTGCTAACCCGGCCTGAAGTGCAATCTCTTGCACCCGGGCAGGAAGCGCCCCGTCGTCATACTCACCGGCCCGAATGACCTCAATACGCATACCGTCCGGTGACCATTTCAGATCTTGTTTCAGGATCATGATTCTTCACCCGTCAGAACAGGGGCGCGGAACCGCGCCCCTGAGTGATTACGCCGCTGCAATCTTCAGCAGTTTGATGGCCTGCGAATCGACCAGCATGCCGCCGGTGCGCTTGGTGGTATAAAAACCGACAAACGGTTTATTGGTGTACGGGTCGCGCAGAATGCGGGTACCGATACGGTCAACGATGGTGTAACCCCGTTTGAAGTTACCAAATGCAATGGCTTTCGCATCAGCGGCGATATCCGGCATCTGTTCGTTTTCAGCGATACCGTAACCCGCCAGAGAGGACGGCTGCCCCAGTTCCAGCCCCGGACGCCACAGATAGTTACCCTCGCTGTCTTTCAGCAGACGGATGGCAAACAAGCTATTGTTGTTCATCATGAACTTCGCGCCAGTGCGGTGTGCCTTACGCAACGTGTAAATAAGTTTGATAATGGCGTCTGCGGTCACCGCAGTAGCTTCGCCGGATACAATATGCTGAAGTTTGCCGAACGCCCGGACCTTATCGGTTTCATTAGTGGATTCATACGCCAGGAACCCTTTCGGCTTCTTGGTGCCATCGCCAGAGGTAAAGGCAATTTCTTCCTGTTCGGCAAATTCGGTTGCTAGCTCGCTGTTGATCCAGACTTCCACGTTGAAAAAGGCATCATCCAGCATTTTCTGAGTGGCCTGCGGGTTACCGTAGATTTCCCCCATGAAAGGTTCAATCAGTCCCAGTTTTGAGGTGGCAGTCTGGGAGCGCGCGTCAGTCTCGCCAACCCATCCGGAAGCCGTGCCGCCCAGATTCACCAGTTTTTTGTAGTCGGAACCGCCAACGGTGATCACCGTGGCTTCCTGGCGCATCACCACTTCATCTTTCAGCAGGGTGAGAATGTTGCGATCCAGTGCTTCCGGCACGGCATAGCCACCGTCTTCATCGGTGCCCACCTGTAATGCCTTGCGCTCCAGATCGCGCAGACCGTCTTCACGGCCTTTACGCAGGAAGCCCACAAACGCCTCTTTATGCTCGGTGGCCAGTTTATTTTGTGCACCACATGCCGGACGTTTCAGCTCAATTAGCTCTTTTTCAAGGTCGCTTTTGAGATTTTCCAGTTCGCTGAGTTTCCCGTTCAGGGTTTCCACCTGTCCGGCAAGTTTGCCTTTTTCCTGCTCAATCGCATCTACGCGCTTGTCGTTCTTTGCTTTGAAGTCGTCAAACTTCTGCTGTAGCTCCTGCGCGACCTGTTCCACATCTTTAATATCAACCGCCATCGTATTTCTCCTGATTAGAAGTTCAGATTTTTCAGTGCATTCAGTGCAGAGCCCACATCCTCAGCGTCGCGCAGAGACAGTGCGCCATAGCCCCCGGCCATGAATGCTTTGGCCTGGGTACGGGAGAGTCCGACATCACGCAGGACTCTTTCGATTTTTTTCTGTTCGGGGATTTCCCCGCGGGCCAGCGCGTTCTTGACGTCGCTGATCCGCGCCTCGTCGTTAGACGGAAACGTCACCAGACTGACTTCCCAGAGGTCGATTTCTTTCAGCAGAAAGGCTTCTTTCGTCCGGTCGTATTCCCAGTCCTTCAGGACGTACCCAATAGAAAGGCCGGTTAACGAACCGGCCTTCATGTGTGCATGTGCTCGTTTTGCCAGGGGATCATCATCAATGAGCAACCGTCCCCTGACGTAAAGCCCGACATCGTCTTCCTTCATTTCGGTATAAACACCGATGGGCTCATCCATGCGGTGCTGCCAGAGAAGCGCTGGTAACGCTTTTCTGTCACTCCACGCCCGCAGAGAAGCGGCAAATGCCCCGGACATCACCACATCATCGTGGCTGTCCTTTACACCAAAGACGGAGCCATACCCTTCAAACTCACCGGAGTCACTAACAGATTTCAGACTCAGCGGTACATCAAGACGTTGTTTCGTCTGCATTGGCGTTATCCTTCTGCTTACCGGCTTTACTGCCATCGGAGGGTTTCGTGGTCATGTTCATCGGTGTGAGATAGACATCCCCACCGGGACGCGGATTCATATCCTCTAGGTCGCGACAGTCATTGGGAGAGTAAATTCCCCAGTTGATCCCGGTGGCGTAGGCTTCAAAACGGGACTTCATATCCCCGCGCAGTAACGCTCCGGCGTTAAATTTGGCGTAATAAAGACCCTGCTTACTTTTTCGTACCAGTCCAGTGTTGATCCGCTGTTCGATTCGGGTCAGATACGGCACCAGTGAATAGTTGATAAATCCGAGCCCCAGCTCTTCGATATTGTTGAAGGTGGCGCGATCGGTGTTCTGCACCATGTGCAATGGCACACGGAACAGGCGACAAATTTCTTCAAGCTGAAACTTGCGGGTTTCCAGGAACTGGCTGTCCTCTGCGTTCAACGCCATCGACTTCCAGTCCAGCCCCATCTCAAGGATCATCGGGCGGTGAGCATTGCCAAGCCCGGTGTGACGCTCCTCAAAATCTTTCTTCAGGCGCTCATAAGCCTGATCCGAAAGCGTCTGCTCTGTACGCAACACACCCGACGTCACCGCGCCATTGCTGAACAGTCTGGCCCCGTGCTCTTCGGTCGCTGCCGCCAGCGATATTGCCTCGCGGGCATAGGCGATGGGATTCAGCCCCACCAGTCCGTCCAGCGTCAGCGTGCGCACATGCCAGATATCCTCCTGGCTCAGTACATCCGTGGAGCCATCCGGGAATGTGACCTGATAGACCGGTTCCCAGCTACTGTTAAGCTTCGGTACCACACAGCCGGGATCGACGGGCAGCAGTTCAGCCACTTCGCCAAATGCTTTCACTTTGTAGGCGTAAAAGTTTCCCCTCAGGCACAGACAGGTGACCACCAGCTCCCAGAACTCCTGCGGCGTCATATAGCCATTGGGATGCGTGGAGATCAGTTTATGCAGACGTTCGCCGGTGGCTCTCTGCTTCAGGCTGCCGTTCAGGTGATACAGATTGCAGGGCAACATCCCGACCGACTCTGCCAGCACTCTGACGCAGGAAAAAACCGCCGTCAGTCGCATGGCCCGCTGACTGCTGATCTGCTTTCCGGTATAGGTGTCGTAGGACAACCCGATGGCATCCGCCAGCTCTGCTGGCGTGGTTACCGGTGCGTCACTTTTTCGTTGAAATAATCCCGAAAAGAACACTATTTACCTCCACCAACAGACAGCTGTGTACGGTCGAGATATCGCGCCACCAGCCACGACCAGAACAGGCACAACGCTCCGGCAACAACAAACCCCGCCGGGGGATAAATCAGCCAGGCACCATACGCCAGCAAAAGCGCCCCCAGCACGCCAACCAGAGGCGCGAGAATCAGCATGATCATAATTACCTCAGTTAAAGCGAGCGGATCCCATAGGACTCAATGTGGTCAGACAGCGTGTCTTCTTTCTCGTACAGCATGGCTCTGCCAACCGCCATAATCAGCGCAACTGCACCGTCAATTTTGTTTTCCGCCTGCTCTTTGACGGGCTTCACCACATCATCGTTACCCGGAATGGTTTTGCCGACCACGTTGCCGATACACCAGGTCATGATGGGATTGCCATCATGATGAAAGCGCCCCGATTCAATTGCCGCTTCCAGCTCTTTCATCGGGTCGGACATGTTGGTGTAGTTCTGAATGATAGTGATGGGGTTCAGGTCTTCATCAGCAAGGTCATGTGACAACCCGGTCGCCCCGAAGGGGTCGATGGGTGACTCACTGACCGGGCTGATTTTGTTCGCCGCTTTGGCCTCCTCGAGGATGTAGCGATAATCCACCTCCGCACCATCGGTAACGGTCAGAACGCCCATTTCCACCCATTTCTGAAAGCGTTCGGCTGTCCGTCGATCTTCATTTTTCTCGACGCTGTACACCGTGTCATACGGTACCCAGAAACGCGGGGCCACACTGTAGTAATGCGTTTTACCGTCAATCTCGCGGGTATAAAGTCGCGCCATGCTGTTCATATCCAGCTTACGCGCCAAGTCAAAGGCCAGAATGCACGGCTGCCCCTCGAACTGCTCAAGGGTCAGTGATTTATCCTCGCAGCTCTGCCAGCTCACCAGGTTGAAATACGCTGAACGCGCCGACACCCAGATATTGAGGTGTTTTGTTTTAAAGACGTTTGCCAGACGGGCGTTATTTTTCGCACGCTGCTGCTGACTTAACAAAAATTCGCGATAAACCGACACGCCAATATTTGGATTGGCTTTTTCCAGCACCTGCGGGTCGGTCCAGTCGTCACCTTCATCAACGGTATAGATGATCCCGAACAGTTCATCGTTGGGTACCGAACCGTTGAGCATCTCGATGACTTCCCGCCGTTTGTCGTAGCACGGCCCCTCAATGTTGTACCCGGCGGTAGTGATAGCCCACATCAGTGGCTGACGTCGCGCCCCCATCCCGGTAAGCATCGTGGTGTAAAGCGCATCTGTGGCGTGCTCGTGATATTCATCCACCACCGCACAGTGGGGTGATGCACCATCACCGGGGTTACCGATCAGCGGTTCAAAACGCGCACCATCCTCCGGACGATTCATGTTTGAGGCGTTAACCTCAATCCCGAACGCTTCCGTCAGCATGGGTGTGCGTTTACACATCAGCCTTGCCGGACGAAAGACTTCCCATGCCTGTTTCTCCGTCGTGGCACCGGAATACACTTCCGCACCGAACTCGTTATCACAGGCAAAACAATACAGTGCGACACCGGCAGAGATTGCCGATTTGCCGTTCTTACGGGGGATTTCGGTATACACCTCACGGAAGCGGCGCAGCCGGGAGCCTTTATTGACCCAGCCAAACGCGCAGCAGATCACAAAGAGCTGCCACGGTTCCAGCGTGATGGGCATCCTCTTAAATGCCCACTCACCCTTGGTGTGCGGCAACAGCTGAATAAATTTGGCGGCCCGTTCAGCCAGGTCCTTGTCGAAGCGGTAACGAAACGACTTACTTTTTTCCGCCATCAGGTCATCAAGATGGCGCTGGCAGGCCTGAATCACAAACTGGCAGGCCACAATCTTTCCGCGCACGACATCACGGGCATACTGATTGGCAGCATTTACGTTGGGGTAAGATTTCCGGCTCATGATTCGATGATTTTCAGAAACGGGTTAGTGGCTTTCTTCTGCCCCGCCAGGCCAATCAGACGCTGGCGGCTGCTGGGGTCAAGTCCGAGCATTGCCCCCGTACTGCTCATCTCGGACTCCTGTTCTTTTTTGGCGGTCAGCTCCGGATTTTTGACCATACCGCCCATTGCACCGGTGATGGTGTTGCCCTGTCTGGCAATATTTTTTACGGCACGTCGCCAGAACTCGTAGGCCACGCACCACCGCTCAAGCACCGCAAGGTCAGTCACACACAACAGGCCCTGACCGCAGAGTTCTTTGGTTGTCAGTTGCCACATGATCGTGGCGAGAGGGAGATTTTCTTCTGTGAACCACTCCGGTGGCTCAACACCTTTGATGGGCGTAAAAACAGGTTCATCTTTGTTCAGGGCTCGCTTGCCGGGGTTTCCAGCCAGCGCCTTGCGCGCCGTTGGCTTGGGGCGACGCCCGGAACGCCCCGCCGTTCCAGCCATATGCGGCACTCCTGGTTAAATTTCATTTTTCGCGGGTATAAAAATTCGATGAGGCGGGCAGTCCTGACAGGCATAGGCCACAGAGATTTAACCCGCCCCCCTCTGGCAGTAGAGACTGTTTCTTACTTCAGCCGTTCACGGGCCGTCTTCGCCTTATGGCAGGGCCAGCACAGACTCTGTAGATTACTGTCGGAATCAGTGCCACCATGAGCTTTAGGGATGATGTGATCAACGGTTTTCGCTTCACGCACCACACCGGCGCGCAGACACATCTGACACAGGCCTTTATCACGCTTCAGCACACGAATTCGAATTGAGTCCCACCTCGAACCATAGCCGCGCTGATGACGAGATTGGCCTGACTTGTATTGTCTCCAGCCTTCACCTTTATGCTGTTCACAGTAGCCTGACGGATCAGTAGTGGTATTACGGCAGCCACGAACTCGGCAGGCTTTTGGGATTCGTGGGGACATTAATATATTCCTGTTCTTTGTCCAGACTATTTGCCTGCTGCCAGCAAAGCGTTACGGCGCATCTCGATACTTCGAATCCCCGCTTTATCCGCATTACACTGGCCCAAGGCAGACAGCAGGCGCATATTTAGATCCAAGCTGGCCCCCCAGGTCAGCGGATCAGGTACTGTCGGTACTGGCGTGTCGGCAGTTAACTCAGTGCTCAGTGGTACTGCTGGAGCCGGAACGTATACTGTCCGCGTACTGCCGCAGCCGCTGAGCAGCGACAGCAGGCACAGACCGACGAGCGCAATCATCGCCCGCAATAGCCACCGCGATATCTCGCGCGGCTCTCTGTGACTCCAGTGCGATCTGGCGCTTTGCATTTCGATTAGCCTCCACCGCCTGATTCATGATGTTGAGCGTCAGCATCACGTTGTCTGTAATCGCCTGGGCTTCCCCGGCATCACGCTGCGACCATTTAGCCTGCCACGCTCGCTCAGCCTCATCCTTTCCATCTGCATGGCCAGCGGCGTACCGCCAGGACGACAGCCCCCAATACGACAAAGCCACCAACGCGATTAGCGCCAGTGGCTTCCATGGTATTTGAATGTTCATCTTTTCAACCTATCTGGCGACCTTTTGGCTTCCGTCCCTGCATGTCCGCCCATGATTTTCCAACCCGCATGCAGTCGTCGAATATGGCACCTTTCTTACTGGCTTGAGAGCAACGACGATAATGCTCTACGGCCATATCGGCACCCATTAAGGCGACATTGGGATCATATCCCTGTTTCACTAGGACGCTTTTCACATTACAGTGGATGAATTGGATCGGGTTCATGCCGGCTCTCCATCAGGAAAGTCTCCTAGATCAGGAATTGATAATTGGGTCAATTGCAAGGCAATCTCTGTAGCTTTCTTGATCAATTTAATGTCACGCTTACGCTGCGCCATCAAACCACTACCTTTTTTCCCGCGATATTTGAGAGACTTTTTGTCAAACACATCTATCGCATCAAGCATTTTTTGCCCCGCAAGCTGCGGCAATGTCTCTAGATTCAAATGCCCAACCTCAACACCAGACTCTCTTTCGGCCAAATCAAGAAGCCAGATACGAAGCTCTTTAGCTATCTTGGTTCGCGACATCATGCCAATAAGGTGCGCCCCTCGAGGAGAAAACAATCGAACCTGAGTGTAATCTATCATGCTGTTTTTATTACACTTCCTCACTTTGGTCACAATTGTCATGCTATCTGTAAACTCATCTTTATGACGATTGTAGATATTGGAAACCTTATTTGAATTCGCATAACCAAGCAGATCTGCCAATGCCTCAGCGGTAAACCAAATCTTCCCATCACCATTATCAAATGGAATCACGGTATTGTTTTTGAACGTCAGTTCGTTCATTGAGCGTACTCCTATAGAAATGAGCCTCGTTGCCCAGAAACGCCGCCCGCAGAGAGGTCGCCACCTATAACGACGGTTCTCCAAGGCTCATTTCTGTAAGGCTCTGCGATTTACATGCGCCGGGCATGGCGCAGATATAAAAAAACCACCAACGCGGTAAGCGTCAGTGGCTTATTGATACAGCCTCAAATTAATTGCCAGCACCGAGGCACCCACCCACAGAAGCTTCCCCTCGTTTTGGGGTGACCTGGTCAACATTTGCGCTACCCAATTTTGGGGAGCTCAAACGTTCAACGATGATGCTGCAGATGTGTTCATATCGGCTTTACCTTTTAGTGATGAGTCTTGTTCGCACAGGAAGACGGCCCCAAGAAGGCTCCGACAGCCAGCCGGTTCCTCAAGGCTCATCCTGAAAGGTTCTTGGTGATATGCGTTGCGACACGCAGATATGACAAAAGCCCCGGTATAAACCGAGGCTTTACGATGTTAAGTGTGTATTTGCAGGATTTTGTTTTATCCGCTCATCGGAGCGAACCAGACTTTTTAGATGATAATGCTACAAAGCAACGATGCCAGCGAATATCAACCAGCCCCACCCATCATGACCACTGACCGCTACAGCCGCCGCCATCAGAAAACATAGCGCCGATATGTCGTGCCTACTCATGATCAAGCCCCCAACACGCCAACGCAGCCTCTTCATCCCGGCGCGTCACCTGTCCCAGGCAGTTGTTTGCACGAATACGGCAATCACGACCGCGATCGTAAATCCACCGCCGAATCTCCCTACACGCTCCACGACGGTCGCCAGCATTCAGCTTGCGGTAGAACGTAGACGTAAAACACTTTCCGGGACCAATGTTGTAGGGACAAAATGAGGCGATACCGACCTTCTGTGGCTCAGTCAGTGGAACATGCACATTACGTGCAACCCACGCCAGCGCCTTATCGCGTTCTATGGCGTTGTACTTCTGGCACTGCTGCTCCGTTAATCGCATCCCCTTAGCAACTGGTCGGCCATCAGTGCGAGTCACTCCCCGGCATATTGACCAAATGCCGCTGCCGTCACGGTAGGCTACCAGGCGATTTCCCTCTTTCTCAGTCAAAAACTGATCCATCAGCTGAGGTGCCGACGCGCCACCAGCTATCAGCGTCAGCATAGCCGCGCTAAGTGCTGCTGCCTTCGCTCTACTCGCCATCCAAATCAGTCCTCCCACATGCGATCGACTTCTTCCGGTGTCACTAGCTCATCCGCGCGGCTACGTCGGTAGTCAATCCACTGCCTCAGCAACCGCTCTCGGCGACAACGGAAAATAAACCCCGTGATGTAACCCAACACCGAGAAAAAGATCCCAATGATGATGCCAATTACCATCCACTCAGATGGCGAGAAGAAATTGATAACAGATGACAAAAAAGACATGGCCCCACCCGCCAATAGGGTGTTATCTGCCGTACGTAGATACATGCGCATGATCTCCACATCCACCTACGGGGCAGGGGCAATAAAAAAGCCGCAAAAGCGGCCAACAGACAGAATTAGTCATATAAAAAAAGCCCGCTATAAGCGGGCCAAAAACACGATAACAACATAGGATCATAGGTTACTCAACATTGTGGCCGTTACTCAGCACAGAAATGAGCAACAAGGGCACGCAACACTCTAGATTTGCCCACACCACCATCGGCAAAATAAGAGTAGTCAAGGATGTATATTATGTACAAGTAAAAAAAACAAAAAATTCCCGCAAAAATACCAAGTTGTGATCATTTACACAATCCGGCAATTCTAGCTGTGGGTTTTATGGATATATATCTTAAAATAATCTACCAAATACACAAAGCTCGCACTACAAACAAGTTATGAGATCATGTTATTTAATAGGGCTAAAATGCTTAGCATCAACAATTATATTTCTAATCATATTACTGCTAATTATAATTTAGCCAAGACTTATCACTAATAAATACATACTTATTAAGTCTTATATATGCTTTATTAACTTATATAAAGCAAAAATCATCAATTATGCATACAACGGAGCTTTCATCAGCAATTGTGGTAGCTGCCCCAAGCTGAGCAAATGAGCAGCCAGGGTCAACACACTGCGTTGAAGAATTCCCAGCTTCCCTATACCACATTCGGCTGGGGCAGCCATTGAATTGGCTCTAACAGAGTAGGAGAATAAAGCCAATGCTGCCCCATGCGAATGTGAGCGTTATCTCAAATTCTCAATAAAGTGGACCGCCACCGAGGACTCGAACCCCGCACCTACAACCTCAAAGTTATTGACTCTAACCTGATGAGCTAGTGGCGGATGGATTGGAGCGGCCAGCGGGAATCGAACCCGCATCATCAGCTTGGAAGGCTGAGGTAATAGCCATTATACGATGACCGCATTGTATTTCTTTTCGCAAGAGTAACTGACGAGCTTAATATAACCAATCACATTAGACCTGTTCAACTTGCTACAAAACGCTGCCTTAGCGTCCCTTACGAACAACTAGTGCAGCGTACCCTTTTATAGTGTGCCAATGTGCCAATTATGTCAACAAGAAAAAGCGACTTTATCCCATAATTTTGCACGTTGCTTCACGTTAACGTCACGTTTGCGAACGTTCATGGCAGGATACAACTCGCGATAAATCATCCATAGCGCTGCATCAAGTATCTGATCGACCTCTCGCTGACATGTTCGGAAAGATGGCCGACGCCAACCATTCCCCCCTCTACCAACGATTATCTTGCGAGGTTTTGCAGTTCCGAAAAGGTAAGATGCAATCTCTCGTTTAGAAGCACAGAACTCGTAGTAGCTATAAATGATGCCAAGCGCCTTTTTGTCGATAGCGAGGACGCGGTCTACGACCTGAGAAATCAACATACCGTCGTCGTCGTTACACATCGGGCGCGATGGCATTACCCGAGTAGGGTCTGCCGCTTCCATGTACTTTGCGATCACACTGGTCATTCGCTTTTCCAGTCTCCCTGAATAGCACCAGGCACCCCACTGTTGCAGCCAGCCGTCAATCCATTGGTACTGCTCGTCAGATAGCTTCATGTCATGCACGTTCATTCGGCTTTTCCTTGTTGGCGTTGCTGCGATTGATGATTTCCCGGCGCTGCTCCTGCAATCGGATTATCTTTCGCTCCAGTTCTTCAATCTCGCCATCGAGGCGATTTATTTCGTACAGTTCGTAGAGTGTCATCACCGCTTCTCCTTCTTGCGTGGGGTGTGATCCCATGACTGAATGCCGGTGGTTGGTTTTACTGAGGAGTGAATCGGGGTGAACAGCGATAGGATGTAGGCGATCAGACTTCGCATAGATTCTCCTGTCTTAGCTCTTTGGTCTTTCTCCGATACTTCGCGGCGATTTCTTCCAACTCCTCCCGCGTCCACTTCCTGGGCTCATGGTGTGACATGAGCGCATCGAATCGCTCCCGGCCGATTTTGGCGATCAGGTTTGGCGTGTAGTTTTCGATATTCCCGGAGAGGTGGTTATTACAGGGTTGGCATTGGCGATGGCAGTTATCCTCATCGAACCTAAGCTCAGGGTTAGCACCGGTGGTTCGATAGTGCCCGGCGTGCCATTGACCGGTGTGGTATCGGCCACAACTGATGCACGGCTGGTCTTTATCTCGCTCTCGGATGTATTCGTTGAAGGACTGCTGGGCTTTCTTGATGAAGTAACTGAGGGGTTGTATTGCGCGTTTCCGTTCCTGGTGCTTCTTCCTGCTCTCTAACTCCTTTCTCTTTCGTCGTCGTTCTGCCGCCTGTATCGCTCGCTGTCGCTCTTTCTCTCTTAGCTTGATGGCGAGCTGGGCTCCGTGTTCTGGACAGCACCATCGCTCATAGGGAGCTTTTGGCATGAACCATGCGCGGCATATTGCGCACTTTCTCTTTCTCAACTGCATATCACCTCCAGCATGGGTTAATCATGCCCCGCGGAGTCTTTGGTTGGTATTCGCTCTCCGGTAGCTTGGCGGCCACATCCCACAGACGCGGATTGACATTCAGGCTTTTGTGCGCCTTGAATCCCCGCTTTTGATATTCGTCAACCAGCCGGTCGGCTTCCTCTGAGATCATGCCCTGTTGCAGAAACCATGTGAACATTAGGCCACCTCTTGGATATCCAGGTCGCAGACGATAGCGCCACTGATGCCGACGAAGCGCATAAAGACATCGCGGGCAGATAGCGGGCTTTTCGATACAAGATCAATCTCGAACGGAAAGGCGTTCCAGGTGCAGGTGATTCGGTAGGTATTCATGCAGCATCCTCTCCAATAGCTTTAAGCAACCCATGATCCAGAAGCTTCCTGGTTAACCATTGCTGCCCCTTTCCGGTTATTTTTGATGTGAACGAGATCGTCACGCCGTGGCTGGTGTTGACGGCTGTTTCCTTAACGGTGAAATAGCCACGGCCTAAATACTCCTGGCGAGGTACGTTTCTGCGCTCGCCTGCCGCCATAAGGACGCCGTTATCACGCAGCCAAGCAAACAGCTTGTTCTGTCCGATCCCTACCGCTTTAGCGTAGTTACCGATAAGGACACCGCCAGCCTCAGAGACGCGATCAGCGAAATCCACTTTTGGCGCAGCGATAGCGAGTTGGTTTTCTAGCTCTGCCTTCTTCTCGGCCAGGTCAGCGGCCAGTCGCAGCGCTTCGGGTAGGGTTTGTGGTATGGCGGGCTGGGTGACTCCTCTCTCAAGTTCATCCCAGCGCTTTACCAGCGCAGCCGTAAACTTCGGGCTGTTCTGTGCGACAAGGGTGATGGAGTCCAGTTTGTTTAGGCGGTATTCGGTGTATGTATTTCCTCGATGTTCAAAATTTAACTCAGCCAATGGCTGGGTTAAAACTCCAGCACATCTCAGCCTTTCCGCACTTCGCTTGATGTCACTGTGATTCTTCCCAAGCAACTCAGCAATTTCACGAGTCCCCATAGTCATCTCACCAGTCATAGCCATTAAGTCATTCATCCTGCTTCTCCTTAATTCGCTTATATTCTGAATCGCCAGGTATCGTTAACAGGCAGCCGATATTGGCCGACCACGATTCAACCTGACTCATGAAATAATTCATTGCGCCGGTGTCTAGGTTGGACGTTCGGCGTAGTTCTTTGACGGTTACTCGCTCACCATTGACAACATCAACCCGCTCGACGTCTTCATATCCGAGATAGGTGTGTTTCATTGCGCTCTTAACCCATTCAGGCGTAGCGAAGCCCTTACCTCTGCGCTTGAGGTAGTCGCTTATCTCGCCACACCACATGTGAAAAGTGCGTTTTGGGACAGGCTGCGTTTATTTCTCCACGGCTTGAGTATCAGGCGATATTCACCATGTTTTAGCAGTTCCTGGATTTGATGGCCTACAGATTGGAAGTTGAGCTTGGTGAGTTTTATTCCGTCTTTGGATATGTCATTCACTATCACCCCACTAGTTTAAATATCAGCACAGGAACGCCGCCAGTTACTGCCCACAGAATTAACGCAGACGGAGCATTCCTAAATGGACCTCCATATCTATGGACAGTGATAAGCCAAATGAAGAACCAGAAGAAAAATGTAACATTGAGCCAAATAGCCATAATCACTCCTCCGGCGGGTTGGGCGTCAGCATGTAATGGGTGAAAGTTACATCGCGATCATCACCCAGGTCTAACTGAAAACCACCATCATCCGGAAAATAAATCCCCGTCCATACGACTTGGTTACTGTCTAAAAGAAGGACGCTGCATTCTTCCTCGGGAGGCTCACTACACTTAATCCACTTCGGCTGCGCTGCTTGCCATGCTTCCTCCCACGCGCCTTTCGCTAATTGACGCCGAGCAATATAATCGTTCCATTCATCCGATGCGTAATCGGGTTCTTTCCAATTCACATCGTCTCCAGATTCAACGCCGGTAAACCACTTCTCAAACTCTTCTCGCATGTTCATTTACATCTCCTCAATAGAAATGATTACAAAGGCGACAATAACCATGAACACGGAAATAGAGGCTGCCACTCCAGAATGGAAAGTGAAAAACTCACCGCCGCCACAATAAAAGACAAACCACGGAGAGAGAAAAGCAGCAACATATAGTGATATCTTTTTCAGCAATTTCATTTTTCACCCCACGTAACAATACTCTCACCACAGAACGGACAGAAGTTTGCAGCAACGCCATTGCCAACATATTTACCAGAGTGTATCTGCAATATGTCATGGCCTGGCTGGCCAGTTTTCACATTGATTCTCATTGGAAGGAATAAACCTTTTTTCTTCGAAGAAGGTGACGAACCGTCAATTGCTTTACTGAGAACTTCACATGGAGTGAGGTGAATACCATTAACCTTGCATTTTTCATTACCCATAAATCACCTTTTGATTAAATTTAGACATCATTAAAATCCGCCCCTCTTCTTGGACTTCGGTTCCTCTCGCTCACGACGGCGCATCTCAGCAGATTGTTGGTCTGTGTCATAAATAGCGCCATTTGACTGAAGGCAGTACACCGTTCCGGTTTTTCCATGGCGATTTAGGCGGAGGATTAGCTCGGTTTCTCCAGGCGGAACGCTGTCATCAAAAGCGCCTTCCCGGTGGATACCAACCCAATAGTCGCAATCCTGTTCAATCTGCCCCGTATCTCGTGAGTCGCTTGGTAATGGCCGCTTATTGGTTCGGCTTTCCAATGCGCGGTTAAGCTGCGTCAGGAGCACGACGACGCAATCAAGCTCTTTGGCAAGGTTCTTTAGCCCCTTGGTGATCATGCCGTAAGCCAGGTCGTTGCGATCTGCCTTTTCAGCGGTCATGAGCGTCAGGTAATCAACCAATACCATGCCAACGCATCCTTTTTCTCGCTTGATACGACGGCTTTCACTGACGATTTGAGCCAGCGATAACCCCGGCGTGTCGTCGATGTAAAGCATGTTGATTTCACTCAAGCGATTGGCTGTTTTTATGGCCTTACTGAAGTCACCATCGTAATCCCCCTGATATCCGTCATCGGTGTCATTTGTCGCCGGAACGTAAAAAATATTCGGGTTAACACCTGACTTCTGCCCGACCAGCTTTTCCAGTATCTGGTCGCCGGGCATTTCAAGGCTGAACATCAAAGCTGGTTTTTTCTCCTGCACTGCGCAGTTGATTGCCATCTGGCTGTATAGGGTAGTCTTCCCCATTTTTGGTCGAGCGCCAATGACGAAAAGTGAGCCCTTCACAAGTCCTTTAGGTGACAGCATTCTATCCAGCGATGGGATACCTGTGCTCATTCCTCGCTGTTCGCCTGACGGGTCAAATCGCTTCTCAAGGTCGTTAACCCAATCTTCCATGACCTCACCAAATGCGCGAAGGCCGCGACGCGATCCTGTTTTTGCATGGTCAGTCAGTTGCGTGAAAATCGCCTGAATGGCTTCGTACTTCTGCGTCGCAGTCATTCCGTTTCGGGAATAGAGCAATTCCGTTGCTTCGGTCATGCGGTTGATCGCGTAGCGCTCCATTGCGGTTTCGCGAACCTGCATGGCATAGGCCACGATGTTTGCTGCGCTTGGCGTGTTCTTTGCGATCTCAGCGATATACGCAAAACCACCAACTGATTCCGTCAGTGATTTGCGTTCCAGTTCATCGAAAAGCGTCAGGACATCCACCGGCTTTTGCTCTCGGTGCATCCTGGTGATTTCTTCGAAAAGAGTTTTGTGCGGCCGACTGTAAAACGAATCAGGTTTAAGCAAAGACAGAACCTTCTGCACTCGCTCACTGCCGTCATCATCCAGGAGCAATCCACCAATCACCGCTTGCTCTGCCTCGATACTATGCGGTGGCGCATAAAAATTATCGGTCATCGTGCTCACCCTCACGAACTTTCAGGTAGGTATTATCGTTAAGCAGGAAATCAAATCCCTTTTTGTGCCAGACGGTGCCGCGTTGATGGTTTTGCCGCTCTTCGAACATCCAGCGGCAATTCCCTCCAACGTAGGTTAAATAATCTCTCCAGTCCTGCATCGTGAACCCATGACCATCAAGCTGGCGGGTTAGCACTCCGGCTTTTCTCCAGAAAGTTCGGATCTGGTTTTTACGCTTGTCATTCAGCGCGCGGATTCTTGGCGCTTCAGGAAGGATTTCGTGGTAAGCGTCGACAACATCCTGACAGCTCACGGAAGGTTTTTTCTTGTCAGACTTTTGGTCTGCTGTGCCACTCTCTAATACGTCAGTATTAGAGATATTATTTATATTATTGTTTATGGACAACCGTTGGACAACCGTTGGACAATCTCCGCTGAGAGCCGCGTCATTACTGGTGTTTGCGTTGGACAACCGTTGGACAACCGTTGGACAATTTTTTGCCTGAAAATCGTCATATTTAACGATTGTAAACAGGCTAAACTTCTTCCCCATCGAGCAAATATTGAGCATGCCTTTCGACTCAAAAGTACGAAGTAAACTGCGAACTTTGTTGTCTGGAATGAATGTCTCTCTGACCAGCGACGGGCGTCCAGTTATCATCTGACCGCGATCAACAGTTATCGGCCCGATATCCGTATTGACGACAGTAGACTCATGGTTTGCCTTGAGGATTAAGTGAAGCCAGAGATGTACTGCCTGAGAGTCCTTATAGAGCCTGCTATCCATGAACTGGCGGTGTATAGAGACATACCCCATACCGGATGCCTCCTGTTGTTGTACAGAGTTATTCCTGTAATCAGCCAACTTAACGACGCTCATGTTTCACCCCTGCCTTGGCTAGACGGAAAACACCAACAAGGCGCTCTGCGAACGCTCTGTTATTTGCTGCTGCAACCACTAACCCCTCAGGTGAATCAGGGTGTCGAATCTCTTCTTTTTTCTGGTATTTATTACGACGTTTTGCCATAATTAACTCCGTTTCTTGGTTTAGAACTCCGCACTACTAATGCCCTCGGCTGCCACCGGGGGTTTTTCTTTTGTGATACTCTCCAGCGCATACTGAAACGCTCTGCTTATCGGACTGATGTCTGATGCCATCCCAAAAGCGCACAGAATCGACGCTATGAAGCGCCAATCTGTTCTACTTATCTTCGACTCATGACACCCGATCATGCTCGCTAGGCGTCGCTGAGTGAGCGTAGAGAGATTGATGAGCAAATCCGTCTCGGCACGGTCAACGTCACGCGCTTCGACTTTGCTATAACTTGCAACTTTCATTTGGAATAATTCTCCTGTTAAGTAAGTACAGCCGTACAGCCGTTATGGTTGTTGTGTTTGCCATCTGTGTTCAGTTGGCGACCAGGATGTTAAAGAGCGGTGTTGCTTAGGCGGCGTTTAGTTCAGGCCAAATGCTGGCCCATTTCTCAGGATGAAGATGCTGGCGGGTTACAGCCCCACCGCTCTCTTTTTCAATAAGCACTGACAGCTCTGCTCCCAGAGTCTGGTTTGCGCTGATTGCCTTGCGGAGGTATCCAATTGATGTCCCGCAACGACTGGCGAAATTTGCCTTTTCAACCTGAGATAGCGTGTTCAAGTAAATTCGAAGTTCGTTCATGTCTATCTCCCGTTTTGATGATTGCAGTTTACCCGTGGGTAAACAATACGTCAATACCTGTGGGTTATTTACCTTGCGGTATTTGAGGGTAGACTTTAAGCATGGATAAATATGAGATAAGAAGACTTCAGCTGATCAAGCTGAGGGATGAAATGTGTGCTGGAAAGGCTGTTGATTTGGCTAGAAGAATCAGCAGGGAGCCGTCGTACGTTTCAAGAATGCTTTACCCTGAGGGGAAAAAGCAGAAAAAGCGCATAGCTGATGACATGGTTGAGGTTATCGAGTCAGCTTTCGGGCTTCCTCGTGGATGGATGGACGGAATTTCAGGATGCTCTAGCGATGAAAAGCGTTCTGTTGCCGTGAATAAGTACCCCCTATTCACCACCGTTCAGGCCGGTGCGTTTACCACGACATCGGAGTCATACACCGAGAAAGATGCCAAAGCGTGGATCGAGACATCCAAGAAAGCTGGTCGCCGCGCGTTTTGGCTTGAGGTGGAAGGCGCATCTATGACGGCTCCGGCAGGAAATCGCCCCAGCTTCCCCGAAGGAATACTGATTTTGGTTGATCCTGACCAGGATGTTGAGGTGAATGACTTCTGCATCGCTCGCATAAACGGCAACGAATTTACCTTTAAGAAGCTGATCCGCGATGGCGGAGTCAACTACTTGCAGCCACTAAACCCACAGTTCCCGCTTCTAACATGCGGTGATGGCTGTACGTTCGTCGGCAAGGTGATCATGTCACAGTGGCCGGAAGAGATGTTTGGGTGATGCTGAGTAACACACTGTAGACGTACAACTTTAACCTAACACAGCAAATCGAAAGAAACGACGAGGGCTCGGATGTCCCAAGAATTATCTTTAACTTTTACCGAAAACATATATTATTCAACCAAAGAACCTGTAAGCATTAAAGATGTGATTACCTCCCTTCAAGGGTGGGAAGCCATCGCAAAACAATCAGAAGGTGTTTTGCAGGAGCTGACAGGGGCTAATATTCTTGATATATCGGTGCATGTTGCGCGATTAGAAGCAGGAAGCCTCTATGAAGATATTGTTATTAAATTCCTCTTTGGTAGCCAAGAGGAAATGGACAAGTTTCTTGTTAGCGCTCATGCAAAGCTCGGAAATGGGAAAATGAGAAACGCTCTCGTTGGCGCTGTTGTTGTTGGTCTGCTTGGATATGGCTTAGTTCTAGCAACTAAGGCTATGGCTCCAAACAACACCTCCCACTTTGAAGCGAATAACAATACGATCATCAATATTGGTGCCGGTGAGGCTAATATTTCACCTGATCGCCTTCAGGCAATCATAGAAAGTACGGTTACCAATAAGAAGACTCTTGCCAAAAGTTCCATTAAGACGCTTGCCCCAGCTAGGGCAGACGAAGGAGCTACGATGGTCATAGGTACAGGGGGCGGCACAGTGACCATTCCCGCTGAAACCATTAAAAAGGCCCCAACTGAAGTTGTGTTCACGCCAGAATCATATACTCAGGATCATTTTGATGTGGATGTTGAAATCCGTGCATTAGACCTCGACAATCCAGAGAAAGGTTGGGCTGCTGTTATCCCTGGATTGATAGATCGAAGAGTAAATATGGTTCTTGGCCCCAACGTAAAACCATCAGATTTTGCAGGTAAATTTGCTGTACGTGCTGATATAACAATAACGTATCAGCTCAAATCCTCAGATAAAAAATACCAACCAAAAGAAGTCTTTATAAAAGAAATAATCAAATAATTATACCTGACCACCACCTCGCCGGTTTTTCTTTGCCCGCCAATCCCTTTTCCCCAACCGGCCACGCGCCGGTTTTTTGTGACCAAAATCCCACTACCTAACCGCAGTACTAGCCCCACAAAAAAATAAAAATCCTTTGATATCAAACAAATCCAAAGTCACGCCAAAAAAGTTTACCTTTGGGTATTGATAAAGAGATTACCCACGGGTATATTTACCCCATCGAGACGGAACACAGTCTCCCGCTCTTTAACAATGAGGTTCTCTTCTGAAGACAGAAGAGCCAAAGCGTAAGCAGGCTTTGGGATTGGGTGAATGCGCAGGCTGATGCGCACCCATGTTGAGGCAGCCAATGATGCCGTGAAAATCGGCACATACAACAAAGGCAACGTAGAAACAGCTGCGAACGTTGCAATCCGGAGTTCAGCACCGGACACCCAATCACCAAAGTCTGCTAAGGGGAATGATCATGAACGCACGACAGCGCTATAACGCTCGCCGCATGGCCGAGTTTAACGCACGAAAGGGAAGTGAAGCCGCAGCCGGTCGCAAGCTGGAAGAGGCCATCGGTGGCTGCTCTATCCGGGTTCTGAATGCCGTCGCGGTGCCTAAGCGTAAGCCGAAAGAAACCGGCTCTATCTGCATGCCTGACGTGGCAATTTATTACGCTGGGTATCGTAAACAATCTGATGTTAGTGCTAGGGGGTGATATGGATATTGGTGAGTGTGAAATCCATGCGTACAAGTCAGACATGGTTAATGCAATTCGTTGTTCTATCTCTTCGATGTTAGTCAATGGTCTTGGGACTGTTTCTGCGGCAGAGGTTGTTATGGAGTTTTTAGCTCCAATGTCTCAACTGGGAATTACTGACCAAGAAATTTATGACATGTTAAATGACGCGACCGGCTCATCCTCTGATGAAGATGATGTTATTGGTGAGTTGATGATTGAGTTTGGTGGTGAAGATTAACTGAAACAATAGCGCCTTGTACCACTTGGGGGTTCGCCCCCTTTTTTATAAAGGGCATACGGTGCCTTTCATAAAAAACAAACGGAGAAGCCCATGATGAATTATGCCATCGCGGGCGGAACCTTCATGGGTTCTGCTCAACGACCACATCTGTCCGACATTATCGAAAACGCAAAGAAAGCGATCAAAAAGCTGATCGACATCTTAAACCAACCAGGCAACCCCCTATGAACACTTACACGAAGCGATTGCTATCTGCATTAGGTCGCAAGGCGTTAGTAGAAAAAGATAACGTCCTGTGGAGTGTGATTATGGGAATGGCTAAGGCCAATGGAGGGGTACGGTGAATAACAGCGAAAAGATGCTAGATACCTACCTAAAAAATTACGCCAACGCGCTGGGAGAGGAAGACATTATCTCTCGCAACGCTGAATTTATCGCATCACGCATGCGCGCTACCGATTTTCTCGCGGTAATCAAATCATCTGATCTACTTAATGGGGATAAGGCAGCGCAGGATGCAGTAGCGCAGTCAGATTGGGCTGATGAGTATTTCAGTAACGTGATTTATGACATGGCCGTTCGAATTGCCCAAATGGAACGAGCCAACGAGGTGGACACCGCGATTAACGATCCGAATCCGTATAGCGAGGTGGCATGATGCAACCCGGCATATACCCGTTCATCTCCAACCACGATTACCACCACGGCGCCGGGATTAGCAAATCACAGCTCGACCTGATCGCCGAGTGCCCCGCCCTACTTCCTTGGCAAAAAAACGCCCCTGTCGATGAAGAAAAAACAGGGGCGCTAGACTTCGGCACCGCCTTTCACTGCCTGTGCCTTGAGCCGGAAGAATTCGATAAACGATATGCAGTGGCGCCTGTTGTGAATCGACGCACCGCCAAGGGAAAGGAGGAAGAGGCGGCGTTTATTGCAGAGTGCGCCTCTATGGGAATACAACCGCTGTCGGCAGAAGATGCGGCCAAGCTGCGAATGATGTACGACAGCGCAATGGCTCATCCTCTCGCGCGGTGGATGCTTGAGTCATCCGGACAGTGTGAATCCTCCATCTATTGGGAGGACGATGAAACCGGCGTTCTGTGCCGGTGCAGGCCAGACAAAATCATCACCGACTTCCATTGGCTGATCGACGTCAAGACGACGGCAGACATGGATAAATTTAGCCGCTCATTCTACGACTATCGCTACCACGTTCAGGACGCCTTCTACACCGATGGATACAAGAGACAGGTTTGCGAACAGCCTGTTTTTGCATTCCTCGTTGTCAGCACGTCGATCAACTGCGGCAGATACCCGGTGAACGTCTTCATCCTTGACCAGCAAGCCAAGGACGCCGGGCGAGCCGAATATCAGCGAAATCTACGCACCTATCGCGAATGCCTGGATTCAAACGAATGGCCTGGCATTAAAACCCTATCACTGCCCCGCTGGGCAAAGGAATTACGAAATGACCAATAACCAACAGCCTCCGATCGCAACGGCAGATTTGCAGAAGGCACAGTCGCAAACGCCAGCGATAAAGCCAGACCAGAAGCTGATCAACTTCATCAACCAGCCAAGCATGAAAGGTCAGATTGCTGCGGCGCTTCCCCGCCACATGGCTCCCGATCGCATGATCCGAATCATCACCACGGAGATTCGCAAAACCCCTGCACTTGCTACCTGCGACATGCAGAGCTTTATCGGTGCTGTGGTTCAGTGTTCACAGCTTGGCCTTGAGCCGGGCGGAGCATTGGGGCATGCCTACCTGCTCCCGTTTGGAAATGGCAAGGCTAAGTCCGGGCAGTCAAACGTCCAGCTTATCATCGGCTATCGCGGCATGATCGACCTGGCTCGCCGCTCCGGGCAAATCGTCAGTATTTCAGCCCGCACCGTTCGCGATGGCGATCAATTCCACTACGAATACGGCCTTGATGAAACGCTAAAGCACGTTCCAGGAGATAACGAGTCCTCCCCCATTACTCACGTATACGCAGTCGCCAAGCTGAAAGATGGCGGCGTGCAGTTCGAAGTAATGACGTTCAACCAGATCGAAAAGGTTCGCGGGCAAAGCAAGGCCGGAAACAATGGGCCATGGCAAACCCACTGGGAGGAAATGGCAAAGAAAACGGTCATTCGCCGCCTGTTCAAATACCTTCCCGTCAGCATCGAAATGCAAAAGGCCGTCATTCTCGACGAGAAAGCCGAAGCCAATATCGATCAAGAAAACGCCTCGGTAATTAGCGCCGAGTTCTCTGTGGTTGAAGAGTAACGATTAACGCATGGCGGCAATGGCCGCCTTTGGAGTGATGATGGGTGATTGTGGTGAAGATTACAGCGCTATTCGCGAGCGCAACAAAAAGAATAAAAATGATCGACTGCAACAGAACAAGGATTTAATTAATTCATCTGGAATTAAATATAAAGTTGATTCATCTGGCTCTATGCATTTTGAGACGCCGAACGGAAAAGTTATTTTTTATCCAACAACAAACAAGATTCAGCATAAACAAAGAATCATGTTTGGCGGTGCAAAGAAAGCAATTGATTACATCAATAAGCAATGGAGGGAGTGATGATGAGCCAGGTAGACAAACAGGCACTGCGTAAAGCGGCAATGAATGCAACTCATGGTCCGTGGGAAGAGGATGAATGCGGAAATGTGTTGATTGTGCGCGACGGCATAGCTACATCCTTGCTGACTAGTGTAGTTGGTTACGACACGTCAGGGCTAGAGGATATTCGTAATGCCGTGTTCATCGCCGCAGCTAACCCCGCCACCATGCTAGCGCTGCTGGATGAAAACGAGGCACTAGAGAAGCGCGTGGCAGAGCTGGCGGAGGAAATAGCAAATCTAAAAGCAAAAGCCTTGTATTGGGACGCAGACAACACCGAATCTTCTTATGAAGACCCCACAGACATTGCCAATGACCTAGATCTTAATCCGGGTGACCATTTCTATGTTCAGGTGGCATATCTCGACAAAGACAGGGAATACATTGTCAACGATGACAGGTCAGTGTCCTGTACTCAACTAGTTGATAACAGCGCTGCTGTAGCCCAAAAGCTGTTGGAGGCCAAAGCATGAAAGAGCGCCCGATTATTTTCAACGACGAGATGATTCGCGCCATCCTCGACGGTCGCAAGACCATGACCAGGCGGCCGATGAAAGGCGTAATACCAGACAATGGCCTTTGGTTGAAAAAGCCAACCAAAACACGGAGTGGGATAACCACTCACGTCATGGATGCGCCTAAACACGGATTGTGCCCGTTCGGTGCAGTAGGTGATCGCCTGTGGGTGCGCGAGGCATTTCAAGGCCCTTTATTCGACGAAGATCAGGTACAGGAATATTGGGAAGATAGCTCAAGATTTGAGAATCCAGAATTCTGCGAATACAGAGCAGACGGTAATCATGAGCCGGAATATTTCGACGCTGACGACAACCTGCGTCATGGGTGGAGACCATCTATCCACATGCCTCGCTGGGCATCACGTATCACGCTGGAGATAACCGACGTCCGCGTAGAGCGCCTACAGGACATCACAGAAGAGGATGCGCAAGCTGAGGGGGTAACACTCAGTAATCCGCAAATCATGTCGCACAAAGACGAATTCAGCCAACTATGGGGGGAGATCTATGGTGGTGATGGATGGCGTAGTAATCCCTGGGTGTGGGTAATCGCATTTCGGCGTGTTGAGCAGTAAGGAGATATTGATGTGTAAAAAATATAGATTAACCGACGCTCAAGTGTACACCTTACGCAGAATGCGCATTGGGACGCGGTTTTTCATGCAGCACGATGCCCGGCGCGGACAAGAAGAACGCGGTAACTCCAGAATTAACTGCCCTTCGCTTCCTGTTTTATTCAGGCTTGGATTGGTCGATTTTTGCAGTGATTGCTTAAAGCAGAAAGGGACGTGGTACAGAGTCAGATTAACGTCAGACGGCATAGCAGCTTCCGGCCTTGCCCAATTGAAAAAAGAACAGCGTCAAAGTGCTGGCGCAAGTAAGGGGGAGTGATGGCTACCAACGAAATTCTTATCGTTAACAAAATTGGTCGAGCTGACGGTGATTACGGATGCTACTGCCCTCACTGTGGCAAACCAATGTTCTTCAGAGAGGATGAACTGGAAGACATCCGCGGCTCCCAGTACCAGCATTCTAGAGTGATAAACCTCATAACTGGCGAACGGTGCGATGGCTGGCTGGAGGTGTCGTCCAGTGCTGGTTACTCGCGAATATTGTTCGATCAGGGGGTGTGAGATGGTTAAGCTGACCAAGAAAGAAAGAGCATGGATAGACGAACTTCAGGCTGTCCTAAATAGGTGTCCGTCGCCGAAGAAGATCGGCTTTTACACCACAGGCAACCGGTTTCTCATGCTGTACGACCTACGTCGTATTGATGATGTCACAGAAGTCCTAGACAACCAGGGGTCTTCGGATTGGTGTACGGCTGTTTGTGATGTCGGGGCCGATATTGAGGAGAGGATTACCTTTCCATCCCCTATTGAATCCACTGCTGGATAAGGACTAACCCATGACCACGATTACCAAAGAGCAGTTAATGGCTGACATTGCTCACGCAGAAGAAAAAGCAAAGTCGCTATGTGGGCCATGTGCTGATGATCACGTACGCCTAGCTCACTGGCTACGTATCGCGCTGGCGTCGATGGAGGCTGAGCCGGTGGCGTATTTAAACCGTTTTACCGGTCGTTCGTTTGAGTTAGGACAGATGCCTGGAGCAGATAAAGATCCAGACGTATACATTCCGCTCTATGCCGCCCCGCCAGTGCCTGCAACAGAGCACTCAATAAGCGAAAATTCTGTCCATGATTTGTTTTTGCGGGCAAAGGCGCTGATGTATCAATCAGGCGGTTCGCCTATCGAACACTCACTAAATCCTGTTGATGCATGGCTGTTTGAAGCTGAGCGACCAAGAAGCAGGCCGAACCTGTAAGCCCTGCTTACAAGTTGCCAGCAGCACAACAGCATGAGGTTAAGCGGTAGTGAAGCACATCATCCGAAACGCAAAATCAGACACAGAGAGAGCGGCCGCACAGGCCGCTTTGTCTAGGCATCAACAAACATTCGGAGACTATGGCGTACAGAAAAAGATATTCATCTATCGAGTTAAATTTGGTGGCGTAGTTATCCCGGTAGATATCGTTAATCGTCGTAGCTCATATGTGGCTACGGTTCGTAATGGTCATGTTGGATTGGGGAGGGTGTGATGATCACAATCATCGACGAGAATAACCTCGTTACCGAGGATGGGGTGGAGTTGGTGGCTGAGGTTATTGATGACAATTTTCTAATGTGTACCGATTGCTACTTTCAATATTGTGAAGGGTGTGACGACGCGCCATGCTCACCTCACCTTAGAACTGACGGCCGTGACGTAATCTTCGTGGAGAAAAACCCATGTTGACACGACTACAGGCGCTGCAAAACAAAGAGGTAGCCAGAGCGCTAGGCCACTTAACCTTCATGGGTATCAACTGCAAGCGAAACCACGGTGCAATCCGCTATACGGTAGATGGGGCTTGTATAGAGTGCCGCAAGATAAGCAACCGACACACCCAGGCGAGACTAAAGCAAAAACGCAAGCAGATGGATAAGGGCGTAGTCGCTGGGCCATGCTTCGATGCTCCGGTCATGATCATGGGATTCCCTGGGAGGGTTTTGCATGAGTCCAGATGTTAATTATCCATATTTAACCAGAGAGGGAACATGAAACCTGATCACTACATCGCTCTCGCAAGGCTGCTTAAGGCAGCCTTTTTATTGCACTGTTTTCCATTTCTGTTAGCGCTTCTCTGGAGGTAATACCGTGGATAGTTACTCGTTAACACTAAAGGAAGCGTGCGAGTTCCTTGGCATCTCTCGTCCAACCGCAACGGCGTGGATCAAATCTGGCCGACTCATGGTGACCCGTAAGAACCCGGAAAAACGTCAATCACAGTATTTGACAACTCGACAGGCCTGTATTGCCGCTCTCAACTCACCGCTGCATACTGTAGCGGTGAGCGCGGCAGGTGACATAGAGGAGAAAACATGTCCATCTTCCGCAGAGGTAAGATCTGGTACGCCAGCATCAGCATACCAGGCAAGAAAAGAGTTAAAGAATCTCTTGGGACAACGGACAAGCGGCAAGCTCAGGAGCTGCACGACAAGCTGAAGTCTCAATTATGGAGGGTTGATCGGCTTGGTGAAATGCCTGACTTTACGTTCGAAGAGGCCGCGTTACGGTGGCTTGAGGAGAGGAGCGATAAAAAATCACTGGACACAGATAAGAGCCTGATTGGCTTCTGGCTCCAACATTTTGAGGGCGTCAACCTCAAAGATATTGATGAAGCTAAGATCTACAAAGCGGTCAACAAAATGACAAACCGTCGTCATTATGAGAACTGGAAGATTTCAGCCGCCTCCGCAGAAAAGAAAGGGGAGAAGCCATCCCCTTTCAAACCAAAGGCTGCGTCAGTTTCTACCAAAGCTGCGCACCTAACATTGCTGAAATCAATCATGCGCGCAGCAGAACGTGAATGGAAGTGGATTGATAAAGCCCCGCTGATTAAAGTGCCTCAGCCAAAAAACCGCCGGGTAAGATGGCTTGAACCCCATGAGGCTAAGCGCTTGATTGAAGAGTGCCATGAACCACTAAAATCCGTTGTCACGTTTGCTCTAGCTACAGGGCTTCGTCGATCAAACATCATCAACTTGGAGTGGCAACAAATTGACATGTCCAGGAAGGTTGCATGGATCAATCCAGAGGACAGCAAATCAGGGAGAGCTATTGGCGTAGCGCTAAATGAAACGGCGATTAGAGTCCTTCTTTCCCAAATGGGGCGCCACAACAAGTATGTTTTTGTGCACACCAATGCCGCGACAAGACCAGATGGGAGCAAGACGCCAAAGGTGAGGAAAATGCGCGTTGATGACAACTCGGCATGGAATAGCTCTCTAAAAAGAGCGGGGATCGATAACTTCCGCTTTCATGACCTACGACATACTTGGGCAAGTTGGTTGGTTCAATCAGGAGTTCCGTTATCAATTCTACAGGAGATGGGGGGATGGGAGTCTATCGAGATGGTGAGACGTTATGCGCATTTAGCGCCTAACCATTTAACCGAACATGCGTGCCAAATCGACTCAATCATGGGAGAAGATGTCCCAAATCTGTCCCAGGAAA